TCGACCCTGACCATATTAAGCGGGTGGCCAAGGGGGGCGGGACTACGGCTGCATCCGGTATCAGCCGACCGCAGATTACCTGGCTGCAATCGGTCGAGGCTGGCATCAATGCGTCGCCACAAATCACTGCCAATCTGCCGGTCAATTCGGCATCGCCTGGGCAGCCCGGCACAATTGCGTTCAGCTCGGGCTTTCTTTATATTTGCGTCGGGTTGAATGAGTGGCGCCGCGTTGCACTGAGCGTGTTCTGATGGCAATCGAGATCAGACGATTGCACCCGAGCGAGTTCGATCTGCTGAAGGGCGTGGACGATGGCTTTATGCCCGACCCGGCCAGGTCTATTGCGCTCGTGGCTCAGAACACTACCAGAATACTTGGACGGCTATTCTTGATGGCGCCATCGCACGTTGAGGGCATTTGGCTCGATCCCGATTGGCGTGGCAGTAATCTATTCCGCGACATGATGAACGCGATGGAGCTTGAGGCACGGTCGGAGGGCATCAGCAAATTGTTCGCCTACTCCACTCGTCCTGAGATTTGTCACTACCTTGAGCGTCGCTGCGATTACGCCAAATTGCCATGGACTGTTCTGGCGAAGGAGCTACCGTGCCGCCACTCTTAATCGGAGGCGCTATTTCGGCTGGCACCTCGCTCATTGGCGGGCTGCTAGGGCAATCGGCTGCGTCTAAGGCTGCTGCTGCCCAAGCTGCTGCCAACGCCAAAGCCGGTCAGGTGGTCGGGGCAGCGGGTCAGCAGGCGGTCAATGCGCAAACAGGCCAGATCGCCCAAGAGCGCACGACCGAGCAACCATACACCAACCTTGGCGCCGGCACCGCTACCACGCTTTCGAACGACCTGGCACCCGGTGGCGCACTCACTCAAGGGTACAGCAGCTTCAGCGCACCCACGGGCGTCAACGAGTCGAACGATCCCGGGTATGCATTTAGGTTGCAACAAGGCCAGAACGCGCTACAGAACTCGGCTGCAGCAAGGGGCGGCCTGCTCTCAACCGGGACCGCCAAAGCGCTAACCGACTATGGCCAGGGGGCAGCCTCAGCCGAATACGGTAACGTCTACAATCGCGCCCTGCAAACGTACGGTACCAATTTCAATACCTTCAACACCGGCCAGAACAATCTATACAGTCGGTTGTATGGTGCGACCGCGCTGGGGGCCAATGCTGCCACCTCGCTCAATAACGTGACGCAATCGGGCACAGCTAACCTGACGGGCGACATCATGTCCACTGGGCAACAACAGGCGGGCCTGATCGCCGGCACCGGCACCGCTCAAGCTGGCGGCATCGTCGGCGGGTCCAACGCACTGACGGCTGGCATTGGGGGCGTGGGCAATGCGATTGGCCAAGGTCTGACGCTGCAATCCATCCTGGGCGCCCGCAACGCCAGCAACACAAGCGCCCCGACCGTTGCGCCCACCGACCCGTACAATACCAGCAATGGCGGCTGGTCGGGAGTGAATAGCTAATGGCCACACCTCCAGTCGCGCTAGACATCCGCTCGCCCGCTCAGCAACCTGGCCCGCTGGACCTGTATAAAGAAGGTCTGTCAGTCCAATCGATGATCAATCAGCAGGCGCTCCAGAAACAGGCCCAGCAAGCCAACGTCACCGCCCAACAATCGAACGACCTGGCGCTCAAACAGCAGCAGCAGGATTCGGACGATCGCGACAAGTTCAACAAGGTATTCCACGACGCCAATGGCGATTGGGACCAGGCCATCAAAAACGCCCCCGGTGCTGGCGTCAGTGGCCAGGGCGTAATCAAGCTGCAATTAGCCCGGACTGACCAGGTGGCGAAAATGGCCACCATGAACAAGGAGCTATTGACCAACGAATCGACCAAGGCTGACCAGTTGGCCAAGGACGCTCAGGTCGTGCTGGCGGCTGACCCGGACGAGAAACAGAACATCTATGCCAAGCTGCGCAATGGTCACCTGGCTACGGGTGCCTATAGCGCCACCGACCTACCAGTCAATGTCCCGGCAGACGATGAGTTGAAGGCCACTGTCGCTCATTCTAAAGCGGCCCAGGACATGATTAAGGAAGCGACGGCGCTGCAAGAGCAGAAGGCCAAGTTACCAGGTGAGCAGGCCGAGTCGACTGCCAAAGGGTATTCGACCGCGGCGCAAACAATGGGCGGCGCGAACGAGCAATTGGGCTGGACTGCGCGACGCAACCTGGCGGTCAAGAACAATGCCGACATGGCCCAACTGATACCCGAACAGTACTCGCCCGCGGCTGCCGAACAGGTGCGACAACTTGGTATCGCGCCCAAGGACTTAGCCAATCAGGCACCGGACAAACTAGAGCTGGCATCGTTTCTCAAGAGCCCACCACCGGGCTACAAGGCTACTCCGGTTGAGTTTCTGCGCTACCAAAAGTCCGTCACGCCGATACTCAATTTCAATCTGTCCAATGCTACTGGCGCCGGCACTGGACCAGGCGGTGGAGCACCCGCCCCGGCTGATGTAGCCAGGCGATTCGGCATGACGCCCGAAGCATTCGACCAGACGGCCGAAAAATACGCTTCCACTGGAGCAATGCCATCGGTTGGTCGCGGCCCATCCGGTATCGCATTGCAACGTGCCATCATGAATCGGGCTGGCGAGCTACACGCTGGCGAATCACTTGCGGCCAATAGCGCCGAGTTCAAAGCCAATCAGTCATCGTTGGGCAATATCCAAAAGACGTTCGATAACGTTACCGCGTTCGAGAATACCGCTGGCAAAAACTTGGACGTGTTTCTGAATCAGGCCAAGAAAGCAATCGACACCGGCCTGCCCATCGCCAATCTTCCCGCTCGCTTTGTTGCTGGTAAACTAGGTAGCACCGATCAGGCCGCATTCGAGACAGCTCGCACAACCGCTATAACCGAAATTGCCAAGGTGCTATCGTCGGCCAACGCCGGCTCAGGTGTCTTGAGCGATGGCGCCCGCCACGAAGTCGAGGGTCTGATTAAGGGTGACGCCACGCTGGGCCAGATTATGTCCGCCGCCAACATTCTCAAACAGGACATGGCCAATCGACATGAATCTTACGCTGGTCAGATTAGCGATATTCAAAAACGCATGGGAGCTAAAGCGCCGCAAACTCAATCGTCAACAGAAACGAATGCTGTACCGCCCAATGTGACTAAGGTGCTATCCGGTGTCGGTACCGGGCGCCACAAGCTCAGCGACGGCTCAGTCTGGGATAAGAAAGCTGACGGGTCGATAGTGAAAGCGTCGTAATGGCTGACGATCTAAGCGTGGTATCGAGTCAACCGTTGCCCGATCTAGCGGTAGTGGACTCGCAACCGCTGCCGAGCGCAAATACCGGTTTCTGGTCCCACGTTGGCCAGTCTATCAGGTCGATGGCCCCCGACGAGATACCCTCGTTTACTGACGTTCTAAAGGCCGCTGGCGAATCAACTATGGGTCCTGCTGCCAAGGCCCTAGAAGCTCTACACGGTGCCGCCACCGAGTACGCCGCGGCTCGTCAACGAGGCCATGGCGTACCCTACAGTGCAGCAGCAGGCGCGTCTACCGCAGTCGGTGTCTCACCCGAGCGAATGGAGCAGGCGGCCAGCCAGGGCGATACGGCGGGAGTGTTGGGCGAGGCAGCGGTGCCGACTGCGATAGCGGTTGCACCATTTGGAGTCGAGGGTGCAGGTAGGATAGCCGCTCCGGTAGTTCGGCCAGCCTTGGAAGCAACCGGACGTGCACTAGCTCCGGCCAAGCCGCAATTGCTTGAGGCAGCTCAGGCAATAATGCATCCGACCGAGATTCCTGGCCGAATCCTGAAAGCTGCCGTCGATACCATTCCCGACACGCCCGAAGTAATTGCCGCAAAGCAACGAGCAATCGAAGAACAGCAAGGTGCCGACACTCTCAAAGCAATCAAGATGCAGGATATCGAAGCTAGGCGTGTAGCCAGGCAAACTTCACAACAGCAACGACAGCAGCAATCCCAATCGCCCACATCGACAAGTACGCAATCGCCATCACCAATAGTGCAATCATCTTCACCATCTGTCGCCTCCGAAGGTAGACCTGCTACTTGGACTAACGAATCTGTGTTGGCCCGCGCCAGCCAGGGCGACATGACCGCCATCCAGCAAGCCCGCCTGCGTTCGCTGCCGCTGCCCGAAAACGCTGGCCTGGTCGGGAACAAGGGTGCCACGATCGAACCTACTGTCGGCACCCGCAAAGGTGACATTGTCCATTTTGATAGCGAGGGCAACCCGATCGGGCCAACGCCACCGAAACTTGCGGGCGGCCCAGCCGATTTCAAGAAATTGACTTTGACCAACCCCGAAGACCAGAGCGATATCGGTATGGGCACCGACCACATTATTCGTGATCCTAACGGCAACCGCATTGGCTCGATCAATATCGAACCGCCAAAAGATGGTGGAGTTGCGCATGTTCATTGGCTCTCCGGTGACGATCAAGGTACCTTGGGTTCCTATGGCCGTCCTTCGGTCGAAAACGCTATCAAAGAGCAATATCCTGACACCAAAAAAGTTACTTACGCTCGACGCCGACTTGCCAAGGGTGCCGATGCCGCCACCACGACGCCACGCGAAATGTCTTTCAGGACCGGCACCAGTTCAGGCAGCCAAGAATGATGTCCGAAAGTCAGCACACCACTGAGAAAATTGGTCGGGGCGGTGCTCCATCTGCCACTGGTAATTGGTCACAAACGACTGCCACAGCTTGGCCCGCCGTTCACATCGTTCGATTGTGTCCATGCTGGTCCCTTTAATCATGTTAGCGTCCTTTCCAATCTGCCGGGTCGATCTGGCGAATCGTTCGCTTGGGCGTCCGCAAAATGAACCATGCAAATCCAATCATGCTAGTCGATGACACTGCCAGAATGATTGACGGTGCGAAGTGCATTAGGTCGTACAGTCTGTTTGCCATAGGACAATTATGCGATTAGCACGATTACTCGGCTATAGTACCTTGGTCCTGTTCAGCTTGGTACTCGCGACCAGGGCCAATGGCCAGGTGCAGCCCTCGCCCTATATACCGGGCCAGTATTTCGACGTAAATGGACGCCCATTGGCTGGTGGCTGCATCTGCACCTATGTCAGCGGAACCACCACGCCGCTAGCCACGTTCAGCGACGCGGCTGGGTCGGTGCCGAATACTAACCCGGTCCAGCTGGATTCAGCGGGGCGGGCACGGCTATTTCTGCAAGGCCAAGCCTACACGCTTAAGCTATATGCCCACGGTACGACCAACAATTGCGCCACCTCGCTTGGCCCAATCCAATGGTCGATCGATGGAATTAACCCGAGCGCGAACTCAATCTTGGGCGGAAATAACGTCTGGTCGGGCACCAATACCTTCAACGGTGCCACCACGTTCAATGGCTCGGTTACAATGAACAGCGGGTTTACCTCGAACGGCCCATCCAACATGACCGCGGGCGGGTCCATGGCCGGCACGTTCAGCGGGTCACCCTCGTTTAGCGGCTTCCCGTCGTTCACCGGTGGATTCGCGTCGACCACTGGGACGTTCTCGGGCCAGATTACGTCGACTGTCGCCAGCGGGACTGCGCCATTTGTCATCGCGTCGACCACGGTTGTGGCTAACCTGAATGCCAGCTCGGTTAATGGCTGCACGTTTGCGATCCCATGTCCGCTGGGTAGCACGACGCCCAACACGGTCGCTGCGACTACCCTGACTGCCAATAGCTTTACGCTGAATGGTGCTGGACCATTTACCGCCGTAGTCGGATTGGATACCAAACTTGTAACCGGGGTGGCGCTCACCGGTCCAATTGGTTCAACGGTCTGCAAGGATACAAATGGCGGCGTAACAACCGTTGGATGTGCTGGCGGCTTCACGCAAATTCAGGCAGCAGTCATTGCTTCGCCCTGTACACCGCCCTCTAGCTCAAGCTATGACGCCTGCAATTCGACCGTTACATGGCCGGTGGCGTTTGCCGACACCAGTTATATCGTGTCCTGTACCGCACTAGGCACTGGTTACAATGGCGGCGCACCTGGCAGCAATAATTCCAATTTTATCTATGCTCGCAGCAAGGCTACCGGGTCGGCCAGCATAACCGTCCAGAATGGTCGCGGTGCTGCCGATACCCCGACCGAGATTGACTGTATTGGAGTCCATCCGTGATCAAACGATTGGCATTACTGCTATTGCTATCGGCCTCACCTGCTTGGGCACAGTTGCCCATTCCATCGACCAGTTTCCAATCGGGTGGCAACATCACCAGCGCAAACGCTGCCTGCAACCAGGGCAATTGCGTCCTGATCACGCTACCGGGCAATGCGACCGTGCTGACCGTAGGTGTAACGGGCACGTTTAGCGCGACGCTGCAACCAGAAGAATCGCAAGATGGCGCCCGCACCTGGACTAGCGCTGGCAGCGCAATTACGACCGCGTCAACCGTTTCGTTTACGGTAACTGGCTTTACTAACTTTCGCATTCGGGCATCGGCCTATGTCAGTGGCAATGCCGGTGTCAATATCAATGTGTCTGGCGCGACTACCACTGGCGGCGTCACGGCGCTTAACGGGCTGTCTGGCGCGGTCACATTGGCAGCCGGGTCCAATATCACGCTAACGCCAGCGGGCAACACGATTACGATTGCATCGGCTGGTGGCGGCGCTCCATCTGGGCCAGCGGGTGGCGATCTGACTGGGACCTACCCTAACCCGACTATTGCAGGCATAACAGCATCGACTGGGACGATCAATCTGGCAGGTTCGCCCGATATAATTATGCCCAAGTCGGCTGGCTTCGTTCCTCCTGACATTGGCGGCTTCGGGCTCGACACAACGGCCCATGCCTTCGTCGGTTCACGTGGCGGCGTTGGTGGCAGCGGCATCGTATTCGCCAATTTCGCCGCCGCATTCAGCTTCACCCAGAACGATTGCATATCCTACGCGGCGAACGTTGGTAATGGCCAGCTTCAAGACACTGGCGCACCGTGCGGCACCGGGACCGTCACCAGTATCGCCACCACCGCACCTATCACCGGTGGCACCATCACCACGACCGGGACTATCGCCTGCGCAACCTGCGTCACCAGTGCGGCGTCGCTGGCCAATGGTGGTGTCGTTCTCGGCACCGCTGGCACCCAGGCGACTGCGACCAGTACTCAGCTAACCTTTGTCGCGCCAACGCTCACGGTAGGTCTAGCAGGCACCAGCAGCGGCATTTTTGCGTTGACCGGGTCAACGAGCGGGCAAGCGACCTTTACCGCGCCCGCGGTGGCGGGTACGACTACCAACGCTGTCGTATCGAGTAACAATATCAGTGCGCCCGCGTTTGTCTCGACCGTGACCACCGGGACCGCACCATTCGTTGTGGCCAGCACCACCAACGTGGCCAACCTGAACGCATCTAGCTTAGGCGGTGCAACGTTCGCTGCTCCTGGCGCAATTGGCGGGACGACACCATCCAGTGGGGCATTCAGTTCGCTCAGTTGCGGCGTGCTCAATACGACCTCCTGCATCATCACCGGGTTTGGCAGCACGAGCGGCACTGCGCTTATCACCTGGCCCGCTGTCGCCGGTACGATCAATAACGCTGTCACCTTCAGCAATGCTATCGTATCATCGTCGGGCATCACCGGCACATCGATCACGTCGACGGGCATCGTCAATGCTGCTGCCGCTAGCGCTCTCTGCATTAACGCACGATCGTGCATACGGTCTACTGCCGATGGCATCATCAGTTTGGATAACAATGCCAATGGTGCTGGCGGCCTCACCCAGGCGGTCTTCGGCTTGATTGGTAACGCGACCAATCCCGAACTATTGATTAGCGGTCTGAACATGGACGTTCGCCGCGGCGATGGCACCACGGGCGGCGGCACCCTGTCCATCAATGGCGGCACCCCGGTCAAGGGCATATTGAGCGCCACCGGGACGCTGGCATTCGCCAACCAGGCCGCGATTGGCTGCAACGATCTGACCATCACGGTGACCGGGGCTGCTTTAGGCGACACGGTTAGCATTGGCGTACCCAACGGGTCGATTATCAACGGGACCGCCATGTTTAGCGGCTGGGTCAGCGCGACCAATACTGTTACCGTGCGCTATTGCAACTTAGTCTCGGGGCAACCGGCGTCGGGCACCTTCCGCGCTACGGTGACTCAATTTTGATCTGTGCACATGCCCACCAAATCAGCAATCGCGTTCATCATCGTCCTGCTCACTAGCTCGTCCGTCCGGGCGATGACCTGGGCCGAGTCGCGCCCAATCGTGCCCGAGTCCATAGCCGACGTGAGCGATGTGCTGCCGCCCGACCTAGGCCAGACTTGTGCCTGCTCGCCGCCGCCCATCGTTGTCGGACTGTCACCGTCATTCTTTGGCCTAACCTACCTGTCAACGAGCCATGTTCCCACGGTCCCGTTCAAAATCCTGCGCATCTGGAACACCAGCTCGCCCAATGCCGCTGGCTGGGTCGGGCTGCAGCCAACGAGTGGCGCCCCCAGCTTCACCGCACTCAATACCTGGCTCGCTCAGGCCAATGCGAACGGCCAGGACGTGATGTGGACCGCAGGCCGCAATCCACCCTGGACCTTGACCGATGGCGTTGGAACGATTGCGGTCACCAATGGCGGCTCGGGCTACACGTCGCCGCCCACCGTCACCTTCACCGGGGGTGGTGGCACCGGGGCGAGCGCTACAGCAGTCTTGGGCGGCACCGGGGGGCAGCAGGTTGTCTCGGTCACGGTCAACATTAGCGGTACCGGGTATACCAGTCTGCCAACGATCGGGTTCACTAGCGGCAGTGGCGTTGGCGCTGCCGGGACCGCGACAATGACGACCTGCACTGGCGGTCTATTCGGCACCGGCTGTCCACAACCGCCCAGCGACATCGACCTGGGCGACGCCAAGTGGAAAGCATTCATCACTGCGCTAGTTACCGACTCGCTAGCCCAGACGACCCACATAAAGTATTACGAGTGTGTCAACGAGTTCGACGCCTTGAGCGAATGGTCTGGCACGATTCAACAGTTGGTCAAGTTCTGTGGCGACATGGCCGCGATTGTCCACTCGCTCGACCCAGCTGCCCAGGTGTGGGGGCCCTCCAGTTCAACTGGCAACAGCTTCGGCGTCCACGGCTACGGCGGCTTCCATGGCGGCACCGGCTACATCGCAGCGGGCGGCGACGCAACATACGACGTGATGAACCTGCACAACTACATCTCAGGGTGCAACGGCGCCCACCCTGGCAACGTCTGGTGCGACACGCCTGAGGGGATTGGCGGGGCGTCTGGCGGCATTGTCGAGTACATCGCCCAAGCCAAGATCCTGACCAACAAACCGATTGGGTTCAGCGAGGGTAGCTGGGGCTGTGATGCCGGCAACACGATCACCGACGCGCTCAAGGTCAGCTTTTTGCTGCGCGACTATCTGTACATGTATAACGCCGGTATCACCAATTACGTCTGGTACTTTTGGGACACCAATGGCAACCCGCTCAGCAGTTCGTGCGGCACCCTGGCCCCGAGCGATGTCGCTGGCCCTGCCGCGGTCGCCTTCACCAGTCTACAGGCAGCGCTAGTCGGGTCCACGCACACGGTCAATAGCTGTGTCCACCCGGTCCTGTTGCAAACCTGGTCGTGCGACCTGATCCTGACCGGGCCGATACCGGCAACGATAATCTGGAATCCATCGACGCCCACATCGTTCAGCCTAACCGGACCATATGCAGCCTACACGACCCAGACCAACTTGAAGGACGGCACCACCCAGGCCATCGTCGCCCACTCGGTCACAGCGGACAAGAACCCGATTATGGTGCAGTAAGTCGAAGGAGATTAGAATGATCAGACGAATTGTTATCGCGCTCGCATTAGTTTCATCGTTCGGTATCGCATTCGGCTTCGGTCGCGCCCAGACACCGACACCTGCCACGGTCACAGTTGCCGCTGGCCAGGACTCGACTTGGCAACCGGTCATCGAACAACTGACCAATCGGATTATGCAGCTCGAGGCCAACGCACTCAAGTCCGACCAGTGGCAAGCCTACCTAACCTATCGCATTCAGCTATTGGAAGCAGCCAATGGACTCAAGCCGCCCCCGGTGCCTGGCACCTGTCCTGCTCCTGGTGTGGTCGCGGCGGACGGGACTTGTGGCTGTCCTGCTCCGAATACAATGGTGAACGGGACTTGCACGCCACCAGGACCACCGCCCCCGCCAACCTGCACACCACCCGCCACCTTGATCAATGGCGTTTGCACGACGCCGCCACCGCCAACAGGATCAACCGGATGGTTAGGCAGCGACGTGCTGACCGGCACGCTGGCAATCGGCTCAACTGTGACAATCAACAAGGCAGGTCCGTTGCGCGATACAGCTTGCACGGTCGCAGGTGGCGCTCTCGGCAATCCTGGCGCAATCCCGGTCGATGGTACTGTTGCCAAGGTCGTGGCCGGACCATCGCCGCTGTGCCGAAATACCGTCATCTATTGGCAGGTTCAGTTCTAGCAATGGTCGTTCGTTATGTTCACGGTCTTACCAAGCGAGAGCTTGAGGCTGTCGGCCATGTTTGCCGCGGTCTGTGCAACAAAGAGGTCGCATGGGAAATGCATATCTCGCCACATACCGTGCGCTGCACCCTGGTAAACGTCTACGCCAAGCTGAATATCCATACCCGCTACGAGCTATTGATGTGGGCAATTGATCGTGGCCTATTCAAGCGTAAGGAATTGGAAGCGGTTGAGCAGCAGATATTCGACGGTGCCATGTCGGCAAGGTTGCAATGACCAAGTCACTCGTTCTGCTTTGGTTGCTATTGACGCCCGCGACGGCACTGGTTCCATGCCAAACAAGCGGCTGCCCAGTCGGGTCAACGGTCCACACGATCGCTACCGCCAATGTACGGGCAACGTGCAGCGTCGCAGCAACGATCGTCAAGACTGAGCCCGCGGGCGCTCAGGCCATAGTCACATCCGGCCCGGTCCCGACCGCTGGCGGCTTCGACTATCTGGGGGTTCGGTTTAGCGATGGCGTCAGCGGTTGCGTGGGCGATGACAATACAACCTTGGTCACGATCGCACCACCGCCAGCGACGCCACCGGTCTATACGCTTACCGTAGCAAGCGGCGGGGTAACTCTTTTCACCGTCACCTGCAGCTCAACGAACGGAGTCTACTCATGCAAGTAATTCGCCTAGCTTTACTGTTATTGTTCTCTGCCACCGTCGCAGCAGCCCAGACCTCGCACTCGGTCAAAATCACCTGGACCGATACCGTCAATCCGGCTGGTACCACCTACAATGTCTACAAAGCGAACACGAATTGCACCGGGACGCCCACATTCGTCAAGCTGAACACGGCGCCCATTACGACGCAATCGTACACCGACACCAATGTTGCAGCGGGTACCTATTGCTATAGCGCTACAGCAGTCGGCCCAGGTGGCGAGTCGGCCCAGTCCAATACCGGGTCAGCCAACGTGCTCGCGCCGCCGAGTGTCATCACTATCACTGTTACGGTTCAATGACCCAGCCGCCCGAGCCACACCCGCTCGACCATCCGTGCTCTAGTCGCTGGCAATGCTGGCTAAATTCGTTGGCCACGCCTGGTGGCAACCTGTTCCTGCTCTGTTCGCTATTGCTATTGTTCATCCCGACTATGATCCTGTTGATGGTGGCATTCGGGCCAGGGTCGCCTGTCGTTATCACGATCGTCACGATCACCAGCGGATTCGCCGGGGCCATTACGACCCGCATGAACGATAGCGGCGGCGCCCGCCACCAGAACGAACGTGCCAACGACCAATCTAAGCTCAGGTGACCAGGTGAGCGATAAGGAACCGTGGCATCCAATTGTTCCGCTTACTATCAAGGAGTTTGTGGACCGCACCCTCGCTGCGGAGGTCAAGCGGATTGAGGCTGTGTGGAAAGCCGAAACCGAATCCCGTGACAAAGCCCGCGACATTCAGGCGATGGAGCTATCGCGCCGGCTGGACGACCTGAACCATGCCCACCAGAATGCCGAAAAGGACAAGCAGGCCTTTCTGACCAAGGCAACGTATGAGGCTTTCCTGAAAGGTTTCGAATCGTGGAGTCGCGAAGTCAATACCTATATGTCCAACCAGCAGGGACGCACCGCGGCCTACGTCTCGATCGTGGGTATCGTGATCTTGTTGATCGGTGTGCTGCTCAAGTTCTGGAAATGACGGAGGTACTATGCTGCTGCTTATCATCATCGTTCTGGTCTTGCTCTCGTTCGGTAGCGGATTCTACCGCACTGACTACCGCACGCCTGGATTCGGAATTGGTACAATCCTGCTCATCATCTTGATCTATCTGCTATTGACCGGGGGCCTGGGCAACATTCACCTGTAGCGAAAGGACGATACCAACATGAGCTTTCTCAATTCGCTATCTGAATATGTCAATCTGCGTTACGCGGTCATGCTATTGGGCATTGTGCTGTTCGTGATCGGAATCTTGGTCGGCTGGCACGAGATTCGCACCCTGGTCAAGCTACTGCTGGTGTTCGGCGCGATCGCGTTCGCCGTTGGGCTCAAGTTCAATGCGCTGTACAATGTGACGCCGCCACCAATTACAATCAGCCAATCGAAAGCGACCAAGCTGTGACTTGGCGCGACCAATTCAACTTTCCAACATGGAACCTGGCGCTATGGGTCGTTTGGGCTGCGACGTTCGCGGTCCTAGAGTTCTTGGGCGTCCGCTACCCAGACCGGTTTGCCACCTTGACCTACCTGTCTAAGCACGCGGTCCCTCGATTCGCCCTGGCCATGTTCCTGGGCTGGCTCGGGTACCATTTCTTGGTGGAGGCGACAAAGTAATGGCGGACATCGGAAAGTTCTTCGGGTCACTGTTCGGTAGCGCGGTAGGTGGCGTGGCGACGCCCGCAGCCAGCATCGTCGATGGCGCCAGTAAAATAATCGGGCTATTCAAACTGTCGCCCGAGGTCAAGGCCCAACTGCAGGCCCAGCTGACCGCCGAGAATGTCGATATCGAAAAAGCCGAACTGGCGGCGCAATTGGCCATGGCCCAGGGCCAACTGGATATCAACAAGACTGAGGCCAGCTCAACCTCGGTCTTTATTGCCGGCTGGCGCCCCGCGGTCGGCTGGGTCTGTGTGACCGCGTTGGCCTATGCCTATGTCGTCCAACCGTTCGCCCAATTCGTTGCGGCCTTGTTCAAAGTGGACCTGACCGCGCTGCCCCGGCTGGACACCAGCACCCTGATTGGCGGCCTACTAATTCCGCTGTTGGGCATCGCCACGCTCAGGACGGTCGAGAAAGTTACGGGTACGGAGGGCAATCGCTAATGGAGATCGACGGCCTGGTCTATTCGGCCTACCCATTGGGTGGCGACATGTGGATGGTCAAGCGCTTCCACGGCGAGCGCTGGGTCGAGTCGCTCATCCACTGCACCGGCGACGCCGAGGCCGCTATCAAGGCCGCGATCGCCCGCGGGTCATGGGCCTAGCCGCAACGAATCCCAGCCAGGTGGTGTTATGCAGATCGATGTAACAGTTCGCTTCGTACAAGACCCGGCCACGGCCAATTTGCTTAACCAGGTCTTGACCAAGCTAGATCAACTCTCAAAGGAGGTAGTACAAGGTATGAGCACAACGAATCAAGGTCTGGCAGCGTTGCAGTCCGATATGGCCAAGCTGCAAGCTGCCAATCAGCAAATTTTGGCGGACGTGACTAAGTTGCTGGCGAATCAGCAACCGGGACTGCAACCCGGCCAGGTCATCGTCAACCAGGCCGACATCGATGCACTGGATGCGACGGTGCAAAGTGTGACCGGGGCCGATACCAGCGCCGACGCAACTGTCAACCCGAAGCCGCCGGCTGCTGCCAGCAAACCGTAGTCGATTGCAATTGTTCAGGTGGGGCGGGACCGTGCTAGTCCAGGCGGTCCTGCTTTATTTCTGATCGAGCGTTGGGCTGGACTCCCGCGCTGGCGTGGTCACTGACCCCTCGTGATGCCGGGCTGCTTCATGCGCTCGGGATACTTGGTCTGAAACTCCGTGAACTTGCGAATGTTCTCGTCGATGCCTTCGAGCAGGTAGTCGTTGCATCCGTCTGCCACGGCCAACTCGCGGTACTTTCGCAGAGCGGGAATCGCCAACCAGTCTCGCGCCCGCATCAGGAACAAAGGTTCCTCTAGCGGCAGCACTTCCCCATTGGTCGTCTTGATTATTTCGTCGCCCATCACAGCAAACTTCGTGTCAATCGGTCTCACTCCCCACCACCCTCTCCCGGCGCAATCGCTGCCCGGCCCGCCCGTTTCACAACTACCACTCGACCCATCGTCTTGCGGCATACCGCTCGCTCGATCTCAGTGTGGCTTCAGTTTTTCGCCTCATAACAATGGTTATCGCCAGCGTTCGCTTCGCGGCTCAAGCGACGGGATTCCAATATCGCCGTGGTTTCTTCCGCCAACTTATGTGGGTCGAGCATCATAATCGTGCGCTGCATCGCTGCACTTCCACACACGGACATCTCAACCTTGACCTCGAATTGCTTGCGGAACATTCCTTTGAACAGGTCCCATCGGCTGATTCCTACAACTGTTTTGTTGTGCAAAAACGGGTCGTGTAGCGGCTGCTCGCGGATGACCTTGCCGTCAACGCGCGTCGTAATCGTGAATTGCTCTGTACCAGTCTCACCAAGCATCATTCCCCCTTTAGCAAATCTTTGCCTTCACGTGCGAACCAAGCCTCGGCTTCCTCGCGGGTATCGTCCCATTGACCGTCAATTACTTCGCGGGCGATGGCGGTCGCCTCTGCGATTCTCTTGGCATTCGTAGACTGGCGGGCAATGCCTCGAAGTAATCGCACTAACTCCACTTTTGGTGTAGCGTGCTTAGCATTCTCAAAGTCCGAGAACTCGCCATCCTCGGCACGCTTGGCAAGGTCAGCACTGACTCCTTGTAATCGAATAGCGAGCCGCATCTTGGTTAGACCTTCAGCCACGCCCAGACCTCCTGTAACGCTAGTCTCGCTGTTGCCCGTCGCTCGGTGTGCCCCCACCCGCTGCCCCGCTGGCGAGAGCGCGAATCCGCGCATCCCACATGTCGCCTAGCATCGTGTGGCTGGAGACTCCTTCGGGACTACGCTCACCAGCTTCGATAGCGCATTGTTCAATCGCAGCCCTAGCGGCCTCCCGCCGCGCTGCCTCTAGGGCCGTGGCCAAGATAGCCTCGCGTTCGATGGCTCGTAGGAATTGCCGCGATACAGTTCGAAAATCATCGTCAGCGTCCGCATACGGGACATCTAGCGCCCGATTTGCCATCCAAATTGCTTGCTCTTTTTCGGTCACTGTCGCCTCCCGCAATCCCACCTCTCCAGCCGCCCCGCTCGACTCGTCTCTGCTCATGGCTTGGCCCTTCTTCGAAAATACTTTCTGAACTCGCGCGTGTTCTTTTTGAAGTCGAGAACGTTTCCAATTCTCCATGCGCGGCGGTATTGCTTTCCGTAGAGGGTGTCGATGAACTCGTACTGATCCGCGCCCAATAGTCCATAAGGCGCAGCGTCTCGCAGGTTGCATGCGCGGTTATACATCCCATCGATTCTTTTACGCTGTCGCTGCAAGATCAGCTTATCTAGCTTGGTAAGCATCAACTGGTCGTTCACTTGCCGCCACCCCTGGACTCGGCGGGTTCGCGGCGGGCCGCTGTCAAAATTGCATCAATCACCCACTCATGCGGCTGGAATGGTTCGGCATAGTAGCTTTGTGGCTTAGCCCTAGCGCACCTTCTTGCAATTTCAATTGCCTGTTCTCGGTCCATGCTTCCTCCACCACCGCCCGCAATCACAGAACAACCGTTCTCTTCGGCGGCTCGTTGCATGAATACTTCGTCGGACATCAATCTAAGGGGATGTGTCTTAGCCACTGCCTCTTTAGCAACCATCCTGATTACCGAATCGGATACTTGTAGGGATTGGAGCTTACAGAATTCCATCAATGCCACTTTGGCGATTAGCTCGCCCGCCCCCTCCACAGGATTGGCCGCCCGTTGGCGCTCCCTGATCCACTCTGCAAATTCAAGGTACAGGTGGATATTGGAATAATTTCTCCATTCGCGACCCGTTTCTTCACAGAAGGATTTGAATTGCTCAACGGTGAATGGTCCCTCGCCCCAGCCAGTCTCAGCACTGTCACGATCGGCAACTAGCCCATTAATCGTCTCAATCAATTCTCGTTTACTGAGCCTTTCTAACGGGTACTTCACAATCTGCGTCATCCCAACCATCCGTGACACCGACCGCAATACATCACACCATCTACATCGTACGGTTTATCGTCGTCAGCATCGTGTAAATAACCAGATCCGATATGCGTCACCTTCGGGCAATCTACGCCGTGCACTTTCTCGACCCAGCCGGTTTCGGCGGGCACAGGATTGGCCGCGCTGCGCTCCCGGTCGGCCCATAGGTAGTCAGCCAGTTCCTTTTTGGTCATGTTGTCCAAGGATGCTCGCGACGGCGGTCTAGCCAGTTTGTTGCTCACTTTCGCACCCGCTTTTTCGCCTTAGTCTCATACTCACGGCTCAATTCATCCTCGCAAAGCAAACAATAGATGCTTTTCCCTGCTCGATTCTTGCCTGTATTTGGCACCAACATCGCTTCAATCACCACCGGCTTCTTGCGAAACTTGCCACTCACCGCTGCGTTAATCATTCCACCTGTTTCGCTCACAATCGCTCCTTCTCAGCCTTCACCAGGCCCACGCTCAATACAATCGCCAAATAACAATAGCCACCAGCATGACCAATAGCCATGCCACGATCGCCTTGATGTGTTCGCGATTCATTGGTCCAGCCTGCCCATTACGACACCTAATACCGTCACCGTCGCTGCCAGCATCAGCAGCAGTACGGTCATGAGCAGGCGAAAGCGCCACCGCGGCTGCTGCTCTAACCAGACTATACCGCGCACGATCGGGCTGTACATAGCGCTAACTCTCCTTGGCTGGCGTAATCTTGACAAACTGGACCGGTGTCATTTTCGTCGACTTGATAATGGTACTGGCCTCTACTCCATTCTCCATCAGCAATTGCTTGTCAATGGTCCCGCGCTCGAACGATACCAGTGTCACCTTGGCCCCGCCCTCTAGCACTGTCTTGGCAGGACAATCAGCCCACAACTTGATCAATTTGGTATTCAGGTCTTTTGCTTCTTTTTCCAGCTGCGACTTGGCCTCATTGATGCCCTTCAACTCTTCCGCCAACTTGGCGAATGCCTTGTAGCGATGTCCAAACACTTCGACCGCGTCAGGAATGACACCTAGTTCGATCTTTTCGGCGCCTGCATTGGTCATGGTCAATACCTCCGCTCCAACTCTGCTCTCCGGTGCCAATTCGCACCATAGTACGACTGTACCGAATGATCGACCCATAGCCCTAGTACTCGCTCACCCTTATACCGTCTAATCTCGTAGAAGGTACCAGACGGGTGTGTTTCCCATCGCAGCTCATGCGTTACCTTGATGCCTGTCCGCGGATACCCAACCAGGCCATGTCCGTTCCAGCTTAATCTCATATCGCATCTCTTTTGGCGGTCGCAAACAACGGCTCAGTCGAAGCCGCCCAACTTTTCTGTGCTTCAATTACGTTGCGTTCCGCCTGCCGATAGTACGATGCCTTCAACTCAATCCCGATTGCTTTTCGTCCTGCCACTGTCGCACCATAGACCTCAGACCCGACTCCCATAAACGGTGTCAGTACAGTTTCGCCAACATTCGACCACAGCACAATCACTCGGTCAATTACATCTAGCTGGAGCGGGTGGACATGTTTTTCGTCGCCAACATCACGCGATTGCTTGAACGGCAACACTCGCTCAATCCTGATATCGTCCCAAAACGCCGACGCATATTGTCGCCAGATCCAGTGAGAGTATTGGTTCTCAATCTGCTTGCCTTTCCAGCCACGGTATTGCAGTACATCGTTAGGTGGCACTCGCTCGCCGGCATATTCAATCAGGCCATCGGGATGTCTGATTGGAATAGTGTTCTTACCATTTCTGCGAAACACCAGCAGGTAGTCAGCCGACGCCACGCTACATCGCGACGAGTCATTGACCACGGTCTGGTGAGCCAGGTTCTTGGCCATCGTTCGATTGCGAACTCCCAGCGGTTCTTTCCAGATCGCGTATCGGGCAATATAGTGAAAGCCCTCACGCTCGTGCAGGCGAATAATATCGCCAGGAAAGTCCACCAGATGGTCGGTGCCGCTATTCCCTGACGGTACATCCATACAATGCACCGCCGTCATCCGACCAGGCAATGTCAATCGTGCAATCTCGTGTACAACATAGGTATAGTGCTCAAAGAATTGCTCATAGCTATTGCAATTAGATAAGTCACGCTCGCTGCTGGAATAGTGGTACAGACCGGCGAATGGTGGCGAGTAAATGGACAGGTGGACACTGGCATTAGGCAAAGTGGCCATGACCTCACAGCAATCGCCCAGGTAGAGCGCATATGACTCGGTGACGATCTGTTTAGCTACAGCCATAGTGGCAGAATCTCTTTCTCGTGGAACTGAATCCGCGTGCTGATTGCCGAATTGTTGACCATGTGCTCGACCAGCTGAGAGAACATTTTGTCAGCCGCCAATTGCTTGCGTCGCAGATTAGCCAATACCCCAACTTCGCCCTCAGTCATGATCATGTCGACCGTGACTGGATTTTGTTGGCCAAAACGCCAGCACCGTCGAATTGATTGGTAGTATTGCTCAAACGAGTGCGACGGAAACGATACCACATGGTCACAGTGCTGAAAGTTCAGCCCCCACGCACCGATCTTCGGCTTGGTCACAATTACCCTAATCTGGCCATTAACGAACGCGGTAAACTTTTCTTCTTTGTCTTCATCGCTATCATTGCCAGCTACCTGCACCGCCCCCGGTATAATTTCTTTCAGGATATTGCCCTCATCGTTCAGGTGGCACCAGGCCAAGACTGGTCGCTTGGTATCGGCCAATAGCGCCATTTTTTCGCAGCGTTCAATGATGGTGCGCCGACGTTCTTCCCGTTCTTCTCGCATATTGGTTGCAGGTAACGCGAACAACATCCCCGGTGCCAGTGTGGTCGTCTTGACTGTATGCTCTCGTTCGTGTAATGCTGGCAAATTGAACCCAGCATCATCGAATCCCAGGTCAGACGGCTTCCGCAGCGCCATAGCCCACGACGCCACCCAACGCCAAAACGGTACCTCGGCATGGCCCTTAAATCGCCACTCCATTGCTTTACCATACGCTCGCCCGGTGGCGGAATTGTTACGATCGTTCTTGAAAAACCGATTGAGCATATCGGTATGGCCCAAGAATCCCAGGGCCTCGCTGCTGGTACCAAGTTCAATATAGTCGTTGGGTGCCGCGGTCGCTGTGGCCAACAGCCGGTAGGGTACCTTGCGCAAAAAGCTGGTAATTTGCTTGCGGCGCTCGCCGTCGAACGATTTCAATATAGACGATTCATCGCACACCACGCCCTCAAAGTCAGCCGGATTGAAATAGTGCAATCGTTCGTAGTTGGCAATATTGATTCCGCGATGAACTGTGCCATCGAGTGATCGCTTGCACTCAATGCCAAACTTTTCGCCTTCGCTAACCGTTTGAGCTCCGACCGCCAGCGGCGTCAGTATTAGCACTGGGCGATTCATATGCCGGACTAGGTTGTCAGCCCACGCCAGTTCCATCACCGTCTTGCCCAATCCACAATCCGCAAATTCAGCACTGCGACCTTGCCCGCAGGTCCATTCAATCAAAAACTCCTGAAAGTCGAATAGCGATTTCGGCATTGACCTGACCGGGAACCCGCCAACGCCAACCGAATGAACTTTACTGGTCAGGAATTTTTTGTAGGTGGTGGCGGGAACAGTGACGACTGGTGCGGTCGCACTTTGGCCACTTTTACCGGGGCTGACTCGACTTTGGGCTGGACTTGTTCTAGCCATAGTTGATATTCGCTCCACAAAATGTACAACGGTACCTTACGTCGCCCAATCTCGCTAATGGTCCAGTGGTCACTCATCCATGAACTGCAACGCGCCTTGGATCATGATCGACAACCCGAGCGCCAGAAAGGTCCCGACCGTCTTGCCCACTCGCTCGTCCAATTGGCACGCCGACCAGACCGCATCGCATATCTCGGGCTTGGCCTGCATCAGTTCAGCCTTGTCGATCACCAATACGACCTGATCGTCTGACCATTCGGCAGTCATTGCATCGCCACCTCGAATATGGTCACGCAGTCATCAGCCAATAGACTGTATACTCGCTTGACTCTGACCGAGATATGCGTCAGCGGGTCAGTGCAGCAATGCTGTGAGGACCACGGTTCATCGACCACTGGCATTTCGATAAACCTGTTCAAGCCATGTTCTCTAATGCCTAATAGGATGTCATTAGCTGCTCGACCAACATTGTGCCAGGTCAAGTCACCAGTAATCTGGGCGCTAATAATCGTGGACTGGATTTTTGGATCGCCTACAAACCAGGTATCGCTGACCAGTCGCTCGACCAGTACTTGTAATACGGCACGACATACCGCATCAATAGTCAGCATGTTTGTTGGCATTAGGCATCACCCAACAGCCGGTTGAACGCTCGCTGAACAACTTCCACAATATCGCTCACAATCTGCTGCTTGTCTGGCCGGGTTTTCAGGTAGTCGCCAATCTCAGTCTCTATGCTAACCGCCAGACCGTATTTGTCGCCACGCTTAATCACATTGACCTGTAGCAGCTTTTTGCCAGGTATCTCGTCGCTCTCTATTATGCTTGTACCAGCGAATCGCATTAGTCCGACTCCATTGCACTGACCACCTTGTCAGCCGTCACCTTGCCAATGCCCTCGACCCTGGCCCATTCAGCCGGATTGGCCATGACCATCGCCCGCGTGGTCTTGAAATAGCTAGCGGCATCTTTCGATCGCTGCCACCCGACGCCCGGCAATTGTGCAGCTATTCGTCGTCGCAACGATGGCCTGATCAGCAGCGCCGCATCGGGCCGGTCCTCATGGAACGTATGCAGCGACCCGTGACTGGCCCAGTCTTTCGCCCACCAGGACTCCAGCGCCAGTATCGTCTGGACAGTCTCGCTAATGCAGCTGGTCCTGATCACTTTAATCCCGGCCATATTGCTGATCGACTCCAACCAGTTGACGAACTGGCGATAGGTATAGCGCGATCGGCCTGAGCTGGCATCGGCCCAGTAGCCGCCAAAGTTCTTCCCGTCCCAGAACTCCACTCGGCCACTTTCTTTGCTAGGGTAGCGATACCCAATCTGCAATATACCCTCCGGTCCCGATCTAATCAGACCTTCGACGATCATGTAAGCGCGATCGTACGATTGGACCAGGCCGGGTACCTGGTGCGATGTAAACCGGCCATCGCTCAGGCAGGCCAGCGCATCGGCCACCCGTTTAAGCTCAATCCCGACCGCGACCTCGCCAGTTGGCCCTTGCCCGGTGAAGGCACAGTCGCCATAGTCCAGCATGGTCAGCTGGGCGTTTGGTCCGAGCAATGGCGCCAGATGGTTCGATCCTATTCGTTTGTCCACAAGAATTATGGCGTCACCTGTTCATGTGGGCATTCAATCGCTTCCAGTATAGCCTGTGCCCAATTGTTATCCTGCTGCTCAACCGTGCGCCCTTGCGGAATAATCCAGCCATGCTCATCGCGCACCCAGCCCAGCTGTTTCAATTTCTCGACTACCTTAGCTCGGTTCAACTTGTGTGTCGGTACTGGCTCTGCCAACTTGATCTCCTAGGCAAGTATGCTCATCAACACAATCGCGGCAAAATGGCAGCTTGCAATTATCACACTGCAATAGCTCGTCCAGGTTAAGCATAGTGTGGCAGGCAGCACATTCGTCCAGTAGCGTATCAGCGTCCATTCGACCGACCCCACTTTCGTGTTACCAACCAGCTGACCAACCAAACCGCAATTACAATCGCCGCACAGACCAGCGCAATCTTCCACCCGACCACCAGCGACCACAGGGCAAACGCGATTGCAAAAAACAGCACCAGTCCAAGCGGCTTGGCCATGCGGTCATTGCTCTCTGCACATTGGAAAGAACGTACTGGCCCAGCTTTTCCGGTCGGGTACATCAAACTCCTGGCGCGGGTCGTCCAAGCTACTCAAATTGTCGCGTAGCACCCGACAAGCAATCGCTCCAGCTTTCTGCTCCAGAAAGCACATTGTCTCAGCGTAATTGGGAATGCGTGGTGCACCTTCGATACCAACATCGATACCAAGCTCGACTCGAATTGCCTTGCGGTCCTGCGATTCTTTGATGAATGCGTCCGGCTTGGGCGGCTTAGTCGTGGTAGTAGACATGATCACATTTAGATTATCTTTGTGCTGATTCAGAAGGTCGAGGAAGGCACCGTCGTGCGCCCCCTTGGTAACTGACCACAACTCGTCGGGCTTGGGCGTGACTGCGCTTTTGTTGCCTCGGCGTCGCTGCATGTATTCAGCTTTGCCAGTGTCGGTGACAGCGCGATAGCCAAGGTCTTGGGCATATTCCCACAGCCGCCCCATAGACTCGACCGCGACCCAGTCACCCAACTTGTACGTGTCTAAGATAGTCGCCAGCGCATTGATGGCATCGTCCATCGAATGACAGGCATGATAGCTGATGTTTTTTGGTGCATCGCCCCTAAATCCTTGTAACGCCGACCGAAACTTTTTCTCGGTATCAATTACGTGAAACTTGGCGCTAGGCTGCGTCATTTCAACCCACTGAGCAACCGATACAATTGCACTCGATTTACCGGTGGCATACCGACCGACCAACAGTATCCATTCTCGGACTGGTGGACCGTCGAGCATTTGTTCTGATGAAAGCGGTTTATTAGTTGGCACGTCGCCTCGCTTTTTTGTCTTCATTCCTACAAGTTCGGCATACGCGATCAATGTGAATGGTTGTATTTTCTGGAGTGTATTCGTGGCCACGTCGGCAATGTGTTCTTAGCATCAGTGGATTACAGCGATGACGGCCTTTCGACATGCAATCTCGAACATTGTTAGCTTGTGTTCCCAATTTTAGGTGATTTGGATTGATGCAGCGTGGATTGTCGCAAGTATGCATGACAACCGCTTCAGGGTAGGGCGGGATTGCTTTCCCAGTAAAAGCCCACAGCGAAAGTCGATGTGCGAGCAATGAAACCCCGCGTCCGAGTTTGACACCTCGATAGCTTGAACCCTTTGTGTTCCAGCAGCCAGTACTCAAATCCACATCCATCAAATCGAGCAGCTTTATTCTAATAGCCGGTCGATTTAATCGTCCTGATATAGTCCAGTTCAATTCATTGCTGGGCACGGGCTAGGTCCTTTGCATTTCTCAATATCATCTGCCAATTCGACTTAATCTCGCCAGGGCTGAACTCATACCGCCACCCGCGAACTTGCGGCATCGGCGGCTTGTAGTCGCCATTGACATACAGCACGTACAACCGGGCTGTGGCCAACTCGACCATATAGCAATAGGCCAGCACTTGCCACTTGTACCAGGGCGCAATCTCGAACACCGGGCGCTTGCTACTTTTCCACGTTGCTTTGAACTCGACTATCGCCGGGTCCTCGCAATCGACGCCATCAGGGCTTCCAATAATCCCCTCACAAGTAATCTCGCCAGGACGGACGATATGCTGCCCGCCCAGACCAGCATTGGCCAATTCCCGCGCAAGCACATGTTCCCAGATTCGCCCAATCTGACCGGCATTGTTAAGCTCCTCGTCGGGCCATCCCGCCTGTTTGCCCATAATCGTTCGCATGTGCTTGATGACGGTCGAGACATGGACGCCAGCACTGCGCGGCTGTAATTGCTCATTCGATATCAGCAGCTCGACAATGCTGGCGCTTATTTCGGTCTGTTTCAATTAGCCTCGTCTAGTCGGGTAACGGGAAGTAATCGTCGTCGCCGATGTAATCGATTGGTCTAGGCGGAGTGCTGCCCAGTCCAAACGGGTCCATATAGTTGATCTCGGTCCAGTAGAACGCCCAGTCTATATTGCAGGACAGATAGTTGAATGTGGGCGAACTGTTGGGCATGTCGTGCAGCATGTTGGCTTGGCATCCGTACATAAACTGGTTGTAGTTGAAGATGCCATCAGGTCCTTGGGCTTGCGCAGATGGGGTGAACAAGATGACTGCCAATAACAATGCAGCAATTGCAACTAACCGGGTCAGCATTGGCTACCTCCGTTTAATTTGAGGATGAGCCGGGTTCATCTGGACCGAATAGGATATAGAGCATCAGGCCAGCTCCGATTGGAATGGCGAGCAATAGAACAATCATGTTGGCTCCTTTCTACGGACAGGTCGGTGTCAGTCCGGGGTCATTGCGCACAACGTGCAGCTTCCCGTTAGTCAAGTCCAGATCAACCTGCACCTTGCCGAGCGATCGCCCTGGTATCACTCGCGGCTTGCCATCTGGCCCCGGCTCAGTCCGAGCGGGACAAACGACATCCTTGTCAATCAGGTAGCCGCCCATGATCTGGCTATAGCGGGTCAGCTTGGGCGTGGCCGACTTGCGCCCGGCCCAGTAGACGCCGCCCACCGTTGCGACGCCTACCGCGAATAGCCCGATGAACGTTATTGGCCGCACCAGTTAGCTCGCTGCCGCTGCCAGTGGCGCTGCCTTATCGGCCCGCTTGGCTCGAGCTTCGGCGATCGGGCTAGCTGGCGCCGGCGCAGTCTCGTTGACCGCAGCTTGTTCTTGCCCATTGGCGGCCTCGCCAACCGATTTGGCGCCCCGCGGCTTCCCCTTAGGCCACCCACCCCGGTTTCGTCGCCTGGCGGGCTTCCCTGGCGCAGCGCTGGACCCGCCTAGCGCCTTGATGGCTGCTGATAGTGCGTCAGCCTGGGTCTGGGCCTTGGTCTGTTCGCGTTGCAATGTTGCGATAGTGTTCTCGATACTCACGCTAGTCTCCTTTTCTATTCGCTAAAACTTGATCCCGTTACAGTTCGGACATCCAACCTGGCCGCACGTCTCCCGCCCCATGCGGCCACACGCTGGATCGTAGCTAAAGACCCACTTCCTCGCCATTGGTGGTCCAGCCGCCAGCTTCAGCCTGGGCTACCAGCCATTCGGGCGTGACTGTTTTCTTGAGCGCGGTTGCTTCAGCCGATGGCATCTTGGCTTTGAGCGCGGCGAGGAACACGCTCGTTTGGAGCTTGCCAATCTGCATCGTGGCGCCATCCTGTTTGGCCAACGCTTCCTGTACCGCCGCGATGGCCGCCTCATCGCCCGAGCCATTTGCCGATGCTGACGCGGTCGAAGTAGCTGGCGGCTGCTTCCCGGTAGCGGTCGCAGCTTTCGGTGGCGTGGCCTTGGTGGCAGAACCGGCAGTAGGGCGCTTGGCACCAGTGGCACTGGGCAGCGCTATAATCTTGTCCACCAGCAGCACGGTCTTGTCCCGCTCGCCCGCTTTGTCCAGCCCCGGCATCTTGGGCATGGCCGACCGTTTTAGATGGACCTTAGCGCCCTCGAATACCCGCACGTCCGCTTCAACGTTTGGGTAGTCCAGCTTGATCAGGCTGTCAATAAACATCTTGGCCTTGGACTTGAGACTAAGGACCGATTGAAATCCAGTGCCATCGTCAGTGGGCAGTGCCGCTCCACTCGAATACGCTTCAATGTGCGGCTCATCCAACCCGGCGTCCAATGTAACGATCAGGGCATTGGTCGTCTGCCCGGTTGTATAGGTATACTCGCCCGTTTTGCATGACTTGATTACCGCTTCAGTGTCATCCAGAAAGCCACCCGCCGACCCGTCCTTTAACGATACTCCACCCGCCATTTACCACCTCCATTTTTCAATTGCGATCAATTGGTCCCAATTACTTGCGGGATGTAGCTAGCCAGAACCGGAGAACGATGTCAAGAGAAATTTTCAACTATTTTATGGCCTGTGGGTGGTTGTGTGGATAACTCGGTACGGTATCGCACACTAGGGTCGAATACGGTCTTGACAGTACTAGTGGCCCGTACTATAAGCGGTGGCGCCACTGTGTCGCGACAGGGGCTCCCGCCACGGGATTGGCCAGCGGTAGGACGCCCTCTACTCTCAAGGGTGGTCCTACCCGGCCATATTGTCTGAGGGTACTGTTACGTCGAATCAAAACGGCGACGATTCTCTATTTATTGTTGACAAGATACTGCCTTGTAATCGAGTCCATCTTGCGGCTGGCATCAGCAGTGCCGGCAAGTCCCGTTTCCTCATCCCCGCGCTCATCTTGCAAGCAGCCGGCGTCCCGATGCTGGGCCTGCAATCGTTCCCTGTCCCGTGGTGCATGGTTTGCCGCGATCGCCCACTAGCCGATGCCCAAGACACGGTACGTTCCATCGGCTTCGACCTGGGCGATGTCCATATCATTCCTGCATTCGGTAAACACAGCAAGATATTGCACACGATTATGACCGAAGTTCAGGATTACGGAGCCAAACTTGTATTGTGGGAAGGCTTCGACATGATGGTACGTAGTCCGAACAATCCAAGCGAGGTCGGTGACTTCCTTAGCCAGATCAGCGCCTATTGCGAGGAAGGATTGACGGTATTGGGCACGGTCGGAATTGCCAAGCTCAAGCCGCACGAGATGTACGATAACCCTCGTCAACTAGTCGCCGGGTCCTCAGTCTGGGAACGCGCCAGTAGCACCAACTTTATCATCCGCTCGATCAATCCCAAGGACATCGCAGATGGTCGTCGTCTTCTTTACGTCTCTCTCAAAAACTCTCCCAGCTTTGCCGTCAAAGGCGATTTTGACGATAACGGAATGCTGATTTTTGAGGACTACGCCTATCGCCAAGACGGCGCCGACATCGCTAAAATTATCGGCGCTCGCAACCGAAATGGTGCTGGAAAGAAGCAAAAACGCTATGAAAAGTGACCGTAACTGTACCCCCGTTGCCATACTTACGGTTAAGTCCTTTGTTTTTGACAGTGAGAGAGTTAACCATCTGATATAGAGAGAGGGGGCTAGGAAGAGAAAGTGAGAGAGAAGAGTGCCTGGTCGAATCTAAAGGACTTACAGGAGACATCATGGACTGGCAAGATGAACTAGCTGGGATGGGTTTAGAGCATGCCGCGATCACGTTTTGGGACGGCAAGGATATAATTTTGACTATTTGCAACCCCAACTGGAGCGAAGAAAAACGGCAAGAGTTCGCAAATAAAATGATGCAATTTCAGGTTAGCAATCACAAGAACTTGAATATCGAAGAATTGCTCGCTGGCGTTAAGAGTAAGCTAGCCTGATCGCCGCCTCCAACCGGGCTATCCTGATCGCCAGCAGCCTATCCATTATCGAGCGGGTCATTGGCTAGTGGCCTTAGTGATTGCAGCCCGAATGGTAAGAAATGGTTCGTTGGTGAGTTTGCCACCCATAACAAATTCAGGTTGAGCATCGTACTGAGTCATCAATAATTGACACGCCGCCAATAGTTCTGGTGCGGCAGCAATCAGACGAGCATTCTCAGTTAATACCTCTATTCCCCATTCATCATGGCCCCACGCACGAACAATCGATTCTTTGTTTGGACCGATTAAGTCGGGACCACAATGGCCCCAGTCGTTGACTCCATCTGATTTATGAGTCCAGTGCCACGGTCCCGGTGTATGGCTCATGCCGCCCCCTTTGGCGCGAACAGTTTCTTAATCGCGTCCCAATTCGTCTCGCTTTTAATCTTGGCCAGACAATCGGGGCATATCCCGGTCGACTCTGGCCCAGGCAGATCGCGCATCACTTGCTTGCACCAACCGCATACCAGCCTGAGCGGGAAGTCAGCCAGGTCATTCTCAACTTGACGGTCGTACGGTTCAATTGCCATCGGCGTGTTCCTTTCTAATATGGCGCTGCATCCAGACATAGGCTCGCATCTCGGTAGGCAATTTCTTGGTGGCATCAAACCAAACTGTCTTTGGTCGTTTGCAATGTGGGCAGGTGACGGTCACTTGCTTGGGCGATCGCTGGTAGCTGCTCATGCCGACACCTCAAATTTCTTGATGTAGTTTTTGCAGCGTGCAAAATCTCGCGGAGTCCAGATGTCGCGTTCTGATTCGCCTTCGCAATATAGGTCAATCTGGAATTGGACCAAGAATACCAAGTCTGCGACAGTTTTGTGCTGCCCAATATAGTCCAGTCCGGTAATGCACTTCGGCAATTGCTTACGTGCTTGGGCGAAAGTGTAGCTGCTCATCGGAGCCACCATCCCATCGATAGCAGTCCAATCTCAACCCCGGCCAGCACCGCAAACATGGACCAGATTACGTTGGCCCCGGTGAGGCTAATCTCGCGCTTCATGCTGCACCTTCAATCTGCTCCAGCAGCTCAGCAATCGCCATTGCCTCAGTCGGGCCATACCCAATTGGTGAGCCAGGGCCATCGTAGGTATCGTCATCGATTGCAGACCAGTCTTGATTGCGATCCGGTATCGGTGGGCAGATAAAGCTCGTTCGGATATTCATTGTCGTGTTGCCTCCACTGGGCCCATGTTAAACTTTCTGTTAAACACCAGCTATAGTACTTTCGGTTCAATTTTTGCTAGTACGTGCGGCCAGGGCCAAACTGTGCTATGATCGCGCCAGAGTACGACCCCGTAGCATCCGATGAGTAGTAGGGGGCCCTGTTTCGGCACCGGGACACGCCAGGCGGGGCCTCACTGTCACCCACCAGAATGGCCTGCCAAGGCCCCTCCCGCCCGATATGGCACACGATCCCGCCGAATTAGCTTGACAGACCAGTCCTGCCGCATGCTACCGTCCTGGCCGTCACCTCCCATCGCGCCTATAAGTTCTAGTACGCTGTGGCTCACTCTCTTTTGTGGAGTTATCGTCCGGCGATGTCCCGCAAACAGTTCACCGTCTGTTACCCTGATCGCAGCCGACACCACGTCAGCCGCACCGAGCGGGACCAGTTGTTATTGGCCGGCCTGATCAAGCTCAAGCGCGGCCTCGAATATGATTGGCGTGGCCAGGTCCAGACCTTGCATTCATTTGCTGACCTGGCTAAGCTGCAATCGCACTCGTCTGAGCAATTGCGGCGCTTTCTTGAGGGCAAGTTTACGATCGAACTAGCCGGCAAGCGCCACAGCGAACGCCTGGAGACGCCCGAGGCCATGGCGGTACGATTGGAACAGTCGGGCCAATTGGTCGGAGCTATGCCTGATTCACATGGCTAAATCTCCTGAAGCTAAACGTCGTGCTACTTTACGTTTTCGAGAACGGCACCGCGACGATCCGGTATGGCGAGCTAAAAAACGCGCCATTAATCAAGCGTGGAAAGACGCTAATCCTGACGCCTACGTTCAACCTTCTTACCGTTTTAGTTCACTTAAACGGAGAGCAAAAGTTCGCGGTCTAGAAGTTTCTCTTACTCTCAGCGAGTATTCTGCCCTCATTGATAACAAATCCTGCCATTATTGTGGTCTAACCACCATTTCTTTCGGCTCAGGCATTGACCGCGTAGACAGCACCAAAGGCTACACTCTCACCAATTCTGTGCCCTGCTGCTACATCTGTAACGTGATGAAATCAAATCTGTCTATCGATGCTTTCTACGAGCAGGTAGAGCGTATAGCGGATCACCGAAAGCGCTGACATGGACCATGTCTCTAAGGCTCAGAACAGCGACCCATCAGGACCACGCAAGTTTGGTAAGCCATTTGTCAAAGGACAATCCGGAAATCCGGGTGGCAGACCAAAGAAATTGCACTTCACTAAAATGTGTGAGCAATTGATGCGGTCGAAGGAAGGCAAAGAACTCGTCAAGGAAGTGATGAAGGATATTTTGAATAAACGCGGTATGGCTGCCGTACTTTTGTTGCGCGAAATTGGTGAGCGCACTGACGGCAAAGTTATTCAGTCGATGGAAATGAGCGGAGAGTTGCAATTGACTTTGGCTGATGCTGTAGCTAAAGCTCGTACTCGTGTTGATGGACTAAAACTATTACCTGGCGGAATTGATGCTAAGCGAGGCTGAATTGGAATTAGTCAATGACCTTGGCAGATATTCTAATGATCCGCTCAAGGCGGTGATGTATGGCTTTCCGTGGAATGAAGGCGACTTACAGGATAGTCCCGGTCCTCGCAAGTGGCAAGCCGATGTCCTTAATTACATTGGCGAGCATCTGCAAAATCCAGTAACGCACTATCAACCATGTAGAATTGCAATTGCATCCGGTCACGATATTGGTAAGTCGTCGCTTCTATCTATGATTGCATGGTGGGCGCTAAGTACATTTGAAGATACGCGAATAAATATTACCGCAAATACGGACAATCAGCTTAAGACCAAAACGTCTCCTGAGCTAGCAAAATGGATTCGGACAGCGATCAATAGCAATTGGTTTGATAAGACCGTAACTAGTGTCAAGGTTATTGATCCAAAGCATTCCGAAACGTGGAGAATGGATTTACTTGCATGGTCTGAGGACAATCCAGCTGCCAGTGCCGGTCTGCACAACAAAGGCAAGCGGCTGGTATTCATCATCGACGAAGCCAGCGAGGTGCCCCAGGTAATCTTTGACACTGCCGAGGGCGTCATGCTGGACGAATCGACCGAGATTGTCTGGATCGTAACCGGCAATCCGACTCGCAACAAAGGTCCCTTCTATGATATCGTGTTTGGCAGCCGCCGCCACCGCTGGAAGACTTGGACAATTGACAGCCGGACTGTCGAGGGCACTAACAAGCAACAGTTGGCCGAATGGGAGACTGACTATGGTGAGGATAGCGACTTCTTTCGAGTGCGTGCTCGCGGCCTACCCCCTGTCGCCGAGTCCGCTCAGTTTATTGACCAAACTTTAATTGACGAGGCTCAGCGACGCAAACCGATTGTGCTACCAGACGAGCCATTGGTCGCTGGTGTAGACTTCGCCTGGGGTGGTGCTGATGATAACGTCATTCGTTTTCGTTGCGGACTGGACGCCAGCTCCATCCGACCAGTCAAGATCAAGGGCGAGTTTACCCGCGATCCCGCTGTGCTCACCGGTAAGCTCGCGGACATACTTGGCGCAACTTACATTGTCGCCGGGGTACCACGCAAACTGGCAATGCTCTTTCTGGACTCTGCTGGAATCGCCGCACCAGTCGAGTCCCGGCTGCGACAACTAGGCCACAAGAACATCGTCACGGTCAATTTCGGCGCCCACAGCCCAAGCGAGCGCTGCGCCTATTTTCGCGACTACATTTGGCAGCGTATGAAGGAATGGTTGCGCGATGGTGCGATCGACACCGACCCTGGACTTGCTGCTGATCTGTCTAAACCGGTATTGGTCAGCGACAAATTGAACCGAGTCAAATTGGAATCGAAGGACCTGATGAAGAAGCGCCTAGCCAAACTCGGGCTGGAACGCTGCTCACCCGATGATGCCGATGCCCTGGCCCTGACATTCGCCATGTCCATTGCGCCGCAGGCAGTTGCCTCCACCAGACCACCGAAGCCTGCGAGTGTATGGGGCTAATCGTGGCGATCACCAGTCATACCGAACGTATTGCCCTGATGGTCAAACGAGCAATGGCCAAAGCCCATATCAACCAGGCCGAACTAGGCCGGCGCATGCACACCAGCCACGGCACTGTTTGTCGCTGGGTCAATGGCGAGGGCAATATGAAGGTGGAGACGCTATTCCGCATCCTCGATGCATGCGACCTCGAAGTGGTCGAGTTGCAGGTGCGGCGCAAACTAGCCCCGATCGAGGCCACGTGAGAACGGTCAACAAGCGCGAAGTCACCAAGCTGGAACTGGAGCAGTTCGTCGCTCAGCACCAGCCCGCTCTGACGTTCGACGGCATGCGCTACACGCACCCGGTCAGGATGAATGGCCTGACTTGGTTGCGGACCGTGGCCTATATCGATAGTGATGGCAAGTGCTACCTGATCGAGGACGCCTAGCCAATGAACTGGGCCAGTCAACACGAGCTACCATCCGGCATGAAGGCCAACCATCGCACCGTCCAATACGAGCACCCATCCAAGCGTGATGACCATTGCAGCGATTGCGAAAACTATATCAAGCCATTTGGCCGCGACCCGCGTTGCCGCACCGTGGCCAGCCCGATATCGCCAGCAGATTGGTGTATTCGATTCGACCCAATTGAAAAAGGAGACTGACTGATGATTCGTTCAGCCGAGTTTGCGCGGTCCAAAGGTATCAGCCCGAGCGGTGGCGTTGGCAAGCCCGAGCTGCACCATATGCGCGTGACGCCCACCGAGACAGGCGTTCAGGTGACGCACCACGCCAGCCCTCGCGCCGAAGCTCACGAGACGCACAGCTTCACCGAGCATGAGCCATTTATGGAACACATGGAATCTCATGTTGGAGAACATCTCGGTTTGGCTGCATCTAGTGGCGAGCCGGAAGCTCACAGTTCAAAAGCTACTGGCGGCCTTGAAGCAGAATGATTTCCGTCTGTCCAATCTGCGGCAAGCAGCGAACATCCAAACCTTCTAGGGCCGGACGAAAATGCCGCGATTGCCGAATTGCTATCTTTGCACGTAATGCTGCCGCCAGATGGTATAAGCATGGTGGTGTCGGCACGAAGGAATATAGTAGTTGGGCAGCAATGAAGAAACGCTGCCTCAACAAAAACGATACCGCATATTCTGACTATGGCGGTCGCGGAATTGTGATCTGCGCCAAGTGGATCGACTCATTTGAAGTATTTTTGAAGGACATGGGTCCATGCCCAACTGGAATGACCTTAGATCGTTGGCCCGATAATAATGGTAATTATGAACCACTGAATTGTCGTTGGGCCACACGTTCACAACAAGCGTTGAATCGACGACCATGCGGAGAACAATTTCGTCAGATGTGTCGAGAACGCATGGCGAAACAGCCTCGATTGCATGGGAGGACTGTCTGTGCCCAAGTTTCTTGAGGACAAATTGAAGCGCCAGTACCCGAACAATCCGCACGCCGTCTACGGGACGCTCAATGCTATTGGCGCGATGCATGGCAATAAAGAGACAGCGAAGGGTCGCGCTATGGATCGCAAGCATGCGGCCAAGGTCAAGCGCCAAGGTCGTATCCGCGGCGTCACCGATCTATTACGCTAATGGAACCCAACGCCATACCGCCCGCCGAACTAAAGGCCGCCATCATCGAACAGACCAAGCGCTTGTGCCGCGATGCTTACCAAGACGGCCTGCGCAAAGGGTATCAGCGCGGGTTCGAGGCCGGCTGCGCTGCTGCCCTCGGCGCGGTGCCACGCGACCCTGCCTACCAGCTGACCGAGTAACCTGACCCAACGTGCCCGACTACGACGATTACAGCAGCTTGACCGGTGACGAACGCATCTTGGCCGAATGCCGGGACCGCTACGACTATGCCCGCACCCAACTGGAGGACATTCGCAGCGAGGGCGACATGGATATGTTGTATGTGTCCGGTAATCCCTGGCCCGAGGCCGAAAAGCTAGCGCGAAAGGGTACTCGTCCTTGCATGGTCATGGACGAATACAGCCAATATGCCAATCAGGTTATCAATGACGTTCGCCAGAACAAGCGTGCCATTCAAGTTGAGCCCGAGGGCTTTGGTGCCAATGACCAATCGGCTGAACTGGTGGGCGACCTGTTCAGGAATATCGAGTACGAATCCAATGCCCAGTCGGCCTACATTTGCGGCTTTGAGAACATGCTCAACCGCAGCGAGGGCGGGTGGATTGTTCGGCGCGAGTATGTTAGCGAAAGTTCATTCGATCAGAAGCTAACGATCGATCGCATACCGAACGTCAATTCGAGCTACCCTGATCCCGATTGCAAGAAGGCCGACTACAGCGACGCTCGCTACTGGTTCCTGCTCGACAAGTGCCCCCGCAAAGAGTACAAACGCAAATATCCCAAGGCCACCATTGTCGACTTTACCAGCGAACATTACACGCTCGCCCCCAACTGGATTAAGCAGGACGAGGTTATTGTTGCCGAATACTGGACTGTTGACGAAGACACCAAGACGCTCTATCTGGTGCGGATCGATAATGGCCAGCCGGCAGTCATGGCCGAAGACGAGCTGCCCGACAATTTCGATATCGAGCGCGAGTCCAAACCGGGTGGCCGCATCCTGAATGAGCGCGAGGCGATTACGCGCAAGGTCACTCAGTACATTACCAATGGCATCGAGATACTGGAGACGAATCCGCAACCGGGCAAGTATATCCCGATCGTCTGGTTGACCGGGAAAGAGCTGTATGTCAATAACGGTGGCGCCGTCAAGCGTATCCTGATGAGCTTGGTCCGCCCGATGCGCGACCCGCTGATGATGGTCAACTATTGCGCGACGACCAAGGCGGAAGTAATCGGGATGACGCCCAAGACGCCCTGGCTCGGGTACACTGGGCAATTCCACAAACCTGAAACGTGGCAAGCGTCCAACTTGGTCCCGACCGCCTACCTGGAGGCCAACGCCAAGACTGACGCGACTGGCGATGCGATCCTGCCTATTCCCACTCGCATGAGCTATTCGCCCGAAGTCCAGTCGCTCGAAATGGCCCAGGAGTCGGCTCGGCGCTCAGTGCAGGCTGCTGGCGGCATGTCTGCGCTACCGACCAATGCCCAACGGTTGAGCGAGAAGTCGGGCAAGGCGCTCGAACAAATCGACGCCAACGAAGACCGCGGCACCTTCCACTTTATCGACAATTTCAAACAGGCCATCGCGCACACGGGCGTAATCATGGAGGACTTGCGCCGCTATGTCTATGACGCTCCACGGGAAGTCGGTGTGCGCAACAAAAAGGGCGAGCATCGCATCGTCAAGATCAATCAGAAGTATACGGACGACAAGGGCAACGAGGTCACTCACGACCTGAAAGCCGGCCAGAACAAGATTACCATCGGGTCGGGGCCGTCGTACGAAAGCGAGCGCGAGGCCGCCAGTGAGTTCGTCGATACCATCGTGCCCGAGCTAGAGCAAATTGTGGCCGACCCGGTGGTTAAGATGAAACTGGCCGCGCTACTAGTCAAGCTAAAGAACATTGGTCCGATTGGTGACGAGATTGTCGAGCTACTGGACCCGAAAGCCGGCCCCGATCAGACCCAAGCGCAATTGGCCCAGGCCACGCAGCAATCGCAACAGTATCAGCAGATGGTGGCCGATCTGCAAACGACGGTGCAGCGGCTAGAGCTTGAGAAAAAGGCCCACGTTATCGATAACGAGTACAAATCAGCCGAGGCCGACAAGGATCGCAAACTCAAGCTGGACATTGCCGAGATTACGACCAAGTCGCAGGATCAGGCTGCCCGCGATCGCCTGACCGCCGACCTGATGAGTGAGTTGCACGTTGCAGCGCACGAAGCCGCCACGACCGCGGTGCAGCATGCCCACGAGAAACACCTGGCCGCCCAGTCGGCAGCGCAATCAGCCCAGTCGCAACAGTCCGACCAGGCGCACCAGACCGCGATGGCCGCACAGTCTTCGCCACAGCCAGGCAGTAATGGCACCGGCGCAGGGAGCTGAGTATGCCAACCGAAACGAAACCAGCCGCAGCACCAGCAGTCGCAGCACCAGCACCGACCGGCGATAAACCGCTCTTGACTCAGCCAGTCGCCCTCGACCAGTTGAGCGATGCCCAGCATGCCAAATGGCTCAAGACGGGCGAGCTGCCGGTTGCCGGCGCCAAGCAGGTCAAGTCATTGGTCAGGGCTGATGCTGATGGCAATCCGCCAGCTGAACCAGTCGATGGTGAGGTCCAGTTGGGCGACGAACCAGTCGAGCCCAAGCCAGCCGCCACGCCAGCCAAAAAGGTCGGTGTCGGCAGTGCCACCTATGCCCAATTGAAAGCCCGGGTGCGAGAGGCCGAGGCTGAGTTAGCGCGATTGCGATCAGGCCCACGCAACGACGAACCGACCGAGCCAGTAGCGGACGAACCGACAGCGCCAGCGCCCAAAGCAGCAGCGGCGCCGCGGCCCAAGTCAACCGATCTGGACGCTCAGGGCAAGGCCAAGTACGAAACGTGGGAACAGTACGAAGACGCTCTATTGGAATGGCGCGAGGCGCAAGTTCTAGCCAAGGTTGACCAGCGGGTCAGCGAGCGAGAACAGCAGCGCCAGATTGCCCAGGCCAATGCCGTCATTGAACGCGACTGGAACGCCAAAGTAGACGAGGCCCAGGCCAAGTATGATGACTTCGCCACCGTCGCGTTGGACAAGAAGACTGGCCCGTACGAACTAATCAGACCCGGCAGCGCCGTCGATCAGTGGATACTCAAGCGCCCATTGGGTGCCGAGATCCTCTACTACTTCGGCAAGAACCGGGCAGAGCTATTGCGCATCGGCCAAATGCACCCGGTCGACGCCAGTGCCGAACTTGTGGCGCTTGAAGCCAAGCTGAATGGCAGCACGCCAGCCCCCGCCATGCCACCCGAATCACAGGTAACTCGCGCCCCCAAGCCAGCCGCAAAAGTCGGTGGCCGGGGCACTTCCGCCATCGACGATTCCACTCGCGCTCTAATGGACGACCCGACCCGCAACCCTGACGCCATGCGACGTTTCATGGAAGCAGAGAACCGGCGGGAGATCCGCGAACGCCTGGGCACCCGCTGATAGGCAATCCGAGCGCTACGGCGCTAGAAAGGTAACATGCCGAACGTTTTTAGTTTCAGCAATTGGGTAGCCCCGAAAGCGCTCCAATTGCTCGTCAACAAGCTGCACATCGCGCAAAAGTTCGACACCGAATGGATGAAGCAGTTCCAGCAATCGTTCGCAGTCGGATCGAGCGTCCAGGTGAAGCTGCCGCAAAAGTGGACCGTCCGCACCGGGCTGGCATATCAGCCGCAGGGTATCAACCGCATCACCACCACGGTCAATTGCAACCTGATCAAGGGGATTGACTTCCAGTGGGACGATGTGGAGAAGGCCCTCGAAATGGAGCGGTCCAACGCCGAAATCAGCAAGCAATACCTGGAACCCGCAATGGCCCAGCTTGCCCAACAGATTGATAGCGACGCGGCGGACTTCGCCTACAAGAACGCCAACAATATCGTCGGGGTGCTGGGCGTCGACCCGACTAACTCAACCACGTTCATGCAGGCTCAGCAGACCTTGTATGAGCTGGCTTGCCCAGCGGGTGGCGATCGCGGCGTTTGTTTGACGCCCAGTGTGGCGACCGCGGTAGTCCCTGGCATCCAGACCTATTTCAACCCGGCACCCGAGATCAGCCGAGCGTTCAAAGAAGGTGCCTTGGGCATGTTCAACGGGTTCGAGTGGCTAACGTCCATGTCGATCAAGCGGCACACAGCTGGTACCTGGGCTGGGGCTGTCACGCTGGACGCGACCTCGCTCACCAGTGGCAACACGATCATTGTGGCCTGCACCACAGGCGACACGTTCAACGAGGGCGATGTATTCTCGATTGCCAACGTCAACTATGTCAACCCGATGACCCGCGAGGCTCCCAACACTAAGCTCAAACAGTTCGTTGTGCGCCAAGCCACGGTCGGTGCGGCCTCGCTTGCAACGCTGCTCATTTCGCCCGCCATTTTCGGCCCCGGTTCGCAATACCAGAACGTCGATGCGCTGCCTGTCAGTGGTGCAGCGTTGACATTGTTCCCTGGCACTGTGTCACCAAACGGAGTTAGCGGCGCCCAGAACCTAGCGTTGCACCCGGACGCCTTCGCCCTGGTCAACGTCAAGCTGGAGTCACCCGAGGCGGTCGAAGTGATCAGCCAAGCCCGCGATCCCAAGACCGGGATTGCTATTCGCTTCGTCCGAGTCTGGGACGGGCGCACCAGCGAAATGATCAACCGTTGGGACATGGTCTATGGATTCGGCGCCATGTATCCCGACAATTGCTGCGTCCGCGTGCTAGGAGCCTAAATTGACCATGCGAACACTCAAACTATCAGTTCTCGCACTTGCGCTGACGTTGCTGTCTGCAATTGGCATCAACGCTCAGCAATTCACCCTCACCCAGACCACGCTAACGAGCGACGTGACCGCGGCCCAGACTACGTTTCAGCTCGGCACGGTGACCGGCATCAGCGGCCAAGGTGGCGGCGGTGTCGCCAGCAGCACCGATGGCTCAGGCGGACCAGGCACCGGCACCGGTATCTATATCGATGCCGAATACGCTAGCGTCATCAGCGTCAATACCAATGCTAAAACGGTTCGCGTGATGCGCGGTCTGGACGGGACCAAGGCGACGGCCCACAAAGCCAGCAATATGGTCTTGTTTGGCAACCCGAACGCCTTCGTCACGTTCAACCCGGCTGGTACTTGCACTGTGGCCAACGTTCCCGCTCAGCCGACCATCAATGTCAATACCGGCCAACAGTGGCTCTGCAGCTCGATCACGCTAACTTGGGTGCCAGGGTTCAATAACGGTACCGCCAGTCAGCCGCTCACTGTCACGACCGCCGTTGCTTCGGTGGCCGGAACGACAACGCCATCTGGTCCACTGTTCCACATCACCGGGACCAATGCGATTACCGCGTGGGGCATTCCCATCGGGTGCAACGCGACGGTGCGTGGCGGCTGCCAATTCACCGTCATCCCAGACGCGGCCTTCACCACCACCGCCACCAACAACATCGCCACCGCCATCACGGCAGTCGCTAATCTGCCCATTGTCTTTACGTGGGACGCGACCAACAGTAAGTTTGTCAGCTTGCAATCGAAGTAGCCAACGGTCGGGTTAGACGCTTCGGCCATTGTGCGCAACAGTGGCCACCAAATCGAAAGGAGGCTAGAGCATGACGCAGATTCAAACAGTTCGCCGGCCATCGCGAGCACAGGGGCCACAAGGCGTTGGCGGCAGTACGCTGGGCGGAACCTATTCGCAATTAGCCCAGGACGATCTAGTTCGCACCGATTCGTTTCAGGACGGCATCACCGAATTGAGCGGCACGACCGATGCGCTGGACGGGCACAAGCATGGCAATTACGTAATCAAGACCGGGTCGGCGGACGCGATTACCTTGGGTGTGCCGACCGCGGGCGTCGATGACGGTCGCTCAGTCAATATTTTCAGTGACACGTTATTTGCCCACACTGTGACGCTACCGTCAGCCGCATTTGCGACCGGGGCGGCTACGGTCAAGACCATCGCCACCTTCCCAGCGTTCCGCGGTGCCGGGTTAGTTCTGCGTGCGTACAATGGCACTTGGCAAGTCATTGGCAATACCGGGCCGGTCCTGTTTACGTAATTGCAATTAGGCCAAGTAAATCCAAATCGAAAAGGAGACTATAGCAATGTCAGATGAAACCGTACACGCCGCACCAGCACCACTCGCACCAGTTGAGAAAGCATCCGCGCCGCCACCTAAGTCCGAGGCCAAGCCCGAGCCCGAGTCAGTTCCAGTTCGCAAATCCGTCATCCCAATGCGAGCGCGATTTGTTGTGCAAGAGATCACCCACACGACCCGCGGCGCCACCGTACTATTGCTGACCGCGGCTTACGATGGCGACATCGAGCCCAAGTCGCGCCTAGCACCGGGCAATAGTCCCAAGGGCGAACTGACGGTCGAAGTGGTCGATGCCTATGCTGCCGCCAACGTGTCGCATGGCAGCGTGTTTTACCTCGTGTCGGCCTAGGTCGAGCGAGCTATCAAATGGGGGCGTTGCAGCCCTGGCGCCCTCTCATTCGCCCACCTGATCGCCTGATCGCCTGATCGTCTGATCGTCCTACCTAGATGAAACCAGTCTCGATTCTCGACATCGTCACCAACGCCATGTTCAAGCTGGGCAAGTTTAGCCCGAGCGAGGCGCTGCCGTCCGAAGACGCGGCCTATGGCCTGACTGAACTGGGTGGCCTGATTGATAGCTGGAACGGTGACGAGCTGTATATTTTCGCCACCAACTATCTGCAATTGACTCTGGTACCAGGTGTGCAGCCATTGACGATTGGCCAGGGTGTTACGATCACGTCTGTCTCGAGCGATGGCGCTGGTAACGCTACCTTCACCGGGCGCAACTCATTCAACCAGGGCGACCAAGTTACCACTGGCAACATTGGGACTATTGGCGGCGTCCTGTTCGATCTGGTTGATAGCCTGGTCTTGAGTGCGACACCGACCCAGTTTGTTTGTGCGACGCCGACGCTAACCGTGGTGGCGACTACGCCCGCGCCCGTACTGGCCAAGGCAATCTACTCGACCACGGACGACCAGTTGCCCAATTACGTGACCAGCGGCCCGCGTCTAGTCAAGGTGGCCGACGCCAATATCATCCTGACCGGGACCAATCCCATTGTCAAAGTGCCGCTCAGAATTCGCGACAAGGACTGGTGGATCAGTAACAATGTGCCCACAGTCCCGACTACGCTCCCTACCGATCTATACTACAACCCGACTTACCCGAATGGATCAATCTACCTGTGGCCATTGCAGACGGTGAGCTATGGGCTAGAGTTGGAGGTCTGGCTCAACCTGGCCGAGGTCACCGATCTGACTTATCAGTTCTTTATGCCGCAAGGTTACTGGCGAGCGGTCACATTGAGCTTGGCCGAGGCACTATTGCCCACGTACGGTGTCCCGGCCAGTCGCGCTGGTACGATCGTCGCCCAAGCTCGGATGGCCCGAGCTATCGTCAAAGACATGAACTCGACCATACCGAGGACGATGACGGCTGATAGTGGAATACCTCGCGGCGGACTGAAGAATCGCTCGTTCTTTAACTATTTGTCCGGTGCGATCGTGGGGCCACGCTAGATGGCGCCAGTTCGATTCGGCCTTGTCGGTGCTGCCTACCGATCGCAAGCTCTGCCCGCCGATGCTCAGACCTGCATCAATCTGTACCCTGAACAGGACGAGTCTGGCGCCGGCAATGCTCCAATTATTCTGTTGTCCACGCCCGGGACCAAGCTATGTGTCGAGTTCAAAAGTACGAGTGGGCCAGCACCCTCGTTCGACAAGGCCATTGCCGGTGGCTCTACCGCCAGTGTGTGTTCGCTTGGCCCAGTGGCACCGGCTACCGCCAACGAATGGGGCTTTCTGACCTTTGATGGCGTGGTGCTGCCCATTACCGGTGGCTGGGCTGTCTTTGGCGATGACTTCGCCCAGCTAATATCTGCCCCGGTCAGTGCTGGCGATAGCAATCCGGCACCAGAAAGCTGGATAGGGGCTATTGCGCTGTTCAGGACCAAGAACGGACTGGCGCCCACGATCGTCAATGGCAACGACGTGGACCAGTCGACACCCGGTCTGCATGTACTGTCGCAAACGATCACGTTAGGCGCACCGGTCACCAGTGGCAGCACCATATTAGTCCGCATCAAGACCTTGGTTCCATACGACACGACCGTCCCGACGATCACCGACCCGGCTGGCAATATCTATACCCTCGTGTCGTCTAACTTTGTCCCTGGCGTCGCACCGCAGCGTGGCACCCAGCTATATGTTAGCGAGAACGTGGTGGGCGGCTGGACCGTTGCGACCGCGCACATTGCCAATGTAAACGGATTTGCCAGTGCGGGTGGCCAGATCAGGGTGGTCGAGTTATCGCCGCTAGGTGGGGCACCGGCAGTGCCGACCCGCGGGTCCATCACGATTACCGGGCGAACCTTTTACGTCAGCGGTGGTGGCCTATTCGAGGTATTGGCTAATTGCACTTTCATTGGGCGTGGTTCGGTCGCGAACGATTCGCTGCCGGTCACGATGGCGGCCAGCCCGCAGCAGTTGCTAATTGCATCGGCTGGTACCGCCTACGTATTCGACCTAGCGGCCAATACCCTGACCACGATACCTGGCGTCACCTTCGCCGGCCCGGTCAGTCAATGTGCGATATGTGACGACTTCTTTCTCGTTACCATTAAAAACAGCAAACAGTTCGTCGTGTCGGCTGTTCTGAACGCGCTCGACTGGGTTACCAATGGCGCCGCCATCGTCTCAGTCTTTCCCGACAACATTATCGGCATGATTGTCAGCCATCGCCAGATCATCTTCGCCAGCGACACCAAGACCGTCTGGTACTATGACAGCGGCAACATCTTCCCATTCGACGTGATACCCGGCAGCGACATGGACCAAGGCCTAGCTGCCATGTCCTCGCAAGCGCTGCTGGGCGACACGGTGCTCTGGTTGGGTGCAGACGAGCGTGGCCATGGCAAAGTCTACAAGGCCAGTGGCTATACGCCCCAACGGGTCAGTACGCATGCAATTGAGTTTGCTATTCAATCGTACTCGCGCATAGACGACACTGTCGCCTTCACCGCCCAATTTGAAGGACACGACTTCTACAACCTGTATTTCCCAACGCCGTCAATAATCTGGACCTTCGACCTGGCCACTGGCATGTGGCATCAAGAGCTATTCAATGTTGTCGCCACCGGTCAATTCCAAGCTGCCCATCGCTGGAATCACACGTTCAACTTTGGCAAGCATCTGGTAGGCGACTGGGCTAGCGGCAAAGTATACGAGTTGCATCTACCTGTCCAAGTTGGTACCGTGTGGCAATTTGCCGACGATGATGGCGCTGTGATTGTTCGTGAACGGATCGCGCCGCACATCAGCAAGTCGCAGCAGCGCCAGTTTTTCAACGAGCTACAGGTGCTAGTCCAATCAGGCTTAGGACCGCAGCCGCCGCTACTGGACCCGGCTGGAAAGCCACGCGGTCCGCAGATGACCATGCTAACGAGTAAGGACTTTGGCAATAGCTGGGACAATGGGCGAATACGCGATTGCGGCCTCAGTGGCGAATATACCAAGCGGGTTCGCTGGCTCAGGCTGGGCGAAGCTCGCGACCTGCTAGTCCGGTTGAGAATGTCCGACCCGGTGGCTTGGCGTATTGTAGACAGCTATATCGATTATGAGGACGGTACCAACTAGATGGCCACCGTGCAACGCAATCGCATTGTCGCACCATTCCAAACGAACACGCCCTTCGTCGA